AAGGTTGCAGACAACCGAATCATGATTTTCCAGAACAAGAAGTCTACCTCCAAGCACCTGTACTCTGTGGAAATCAAGTCTCTTCACGAGTCCTTCACCATGCCACCCAAGAAGCTGGAGATTCGCCTCAGCTCCAAGTTCAACGGACTAGGAAACCCACTGACTGCCTGCGTTCCTAGGTTTCGCGAGGACATTCCTCTGGTCGTCTACTTTCGAGCAATGGGTGTAGTCACAGACAAGGCGATTGTCGACATGATCTGGGGTTCTGCGGATGAGGTTCACGCAGAGATGCTGGCTGCTTCATTCAAGGACGCGGCTGAGATCAACGTCTTCACTCAGGAGGACGCGATTACCTATCTCTCTAATCATCTCCAGTACGCAACCAATCAGGAGAACAAGTGTGCCTATGTCAAGCAGCTGCTAACGACTGAGTTTCTTCCTCACGTCAAGTTCGCTGGTGAGAATGCCTCGCTAGCCGTTCACAATGCCCGCAAGTGTGTTCTGATGGGATCCATGATTCGTCGCCTTCTGCTGACCTACTGCAAGCAGATTCCTCTCGATGACCGAGATGCCTACCCGAACAAGCGCGTGGTTACAACGGGTGCTCTGCTGACTCACCTGTTCCGTCAACTGTTCCAGAAGGTCTGCAACGACACTCGCAATGAGTTCGTTCAGGAGGTCAACAATGACAACTGGAAGAAGGGCGACGCACCTCGCCCGATGGAGATTCTCAACATCAACAATCTCTACAAGATTCTCAAGCTCTCCACGATTGAGGGAAAGATGAAGCAGGCTCTTGCGACGGGTAACTTTACGGTTCAGGGTCTGGGAAGTTCGTCCTCTGCGTCCATGTCAAATGCAACAAAGGTAGGTGTCTCACAGGTTCTGGCTCGTATGTCCTACGCATCGACCATCAGCCACCTTCGCCGTATTCAGACTCCGGTTGAGAAGTCAGGCAAGCTGTTGGCGCCTCGTAAGCTTCATGGTACCAGCTGGGGATTTATGTGCCCCGTAGAAACTCCAGAGGGCCATTCAGTTGGTATTGTCAAGAACATGAGCCTACTGACCTCAATCTCTCAGCATGTTCCGTCAAGCACGGTTCTCCACTACCTTCAGGATCAAGATGTAACGTGGATCACTGTGCCCAAGGTCTACACTGGAACCAGCATCTCGGTGAACGGTGTTGTGGTTGGATACACCAACGACCCTCACAAGCTGGTCTCTGCTATGCGAGCCAGCCGTCGTACTCAGCGTCTTCACCCGCATATCTCAATCTCTTGGTACACTCTGATGAATAGCATTCTGATTGAGACGGATGGTGGTCGCTGTGTTCGCCCTGTGTTCCGGGTTGGTGCAGCTCCTCCGGAGAAGACAGGAGATTGGAACGAGTGGGTCAAGACATGTATTGACTACATTGACGCAGCTGAGACGGAGACGATTCGTATTGCCACTAGCAAGGACTCTGTGACTGAGTTCCACACTCACTATGAGGTTCATCCTAGCATGATTGTCGGTCATATGGCGAGCACGATTCCGCTCTCAGACCATAATCAGTCTCCTCGTAATACCTACCAATCTGCTATGGGTAAGCAGTCGATGTGTATCTACGCTGGGAACTATGCGAAACGCCTTGACAAGAACGCCTATGTTCTCTGCTCGATTGGACGTCCGCTGGTTGAGACTCGTGCAATGAATATTCTCAAGATGCACGAGATGCCCTTTGGCTTCAATGGAATCATCGCGATTGCCTGCTATGGTGGCTACAACCAAGAGGACTCGGTGATTATGAACAGGGCTTCGGTGGCTCGTGGCTTCTTCCGCGGTCTATACTATGGAATGTACAAGGACGAGGAGCACCGCAATGTGACCTCTGGTCGTGAGGAGAAGTTCATGCGTCCTCAGAAGCACAACACTCGCAAGTACAAGAACACGAGCTACTCTGCGATCTCTGACAATGGTCTTCCGATTCTGAACTCGGTGCTGGAGGAGAATGATGTCGTCATCGGCAAGGTAGTCAACCTGCGAAATGATGCGGCTGGATATGCGTATCGTGATGCCTCTACAACTCACAAAAACTCAGAGAAGTGCCGTATTGATGGTGTTTGGCAGGACAAGAACTCAGATGGCTATCCTTTCATCAAGGTGCGTACGGTATCTGAGCGTATTCCTCAGGTCGGTGACAAGGTGTCTTCTCGTCACGGACAGAAGGGAACGATTGGAATGATCATGAATGAGGAGGACATGCCGTTCACTGCGAGTGGTCTTCGTCCTGACATCATCATGAATCCTCACGCTGTACCGTCTCGTATGACAATTGCTCAGCTGATGGAGAACATCTTTGGAAAGATCTGTGTCCAGCGTGGCACTCTGGGAGATGGAACGCCGTACGATCACTTGAAGGTGGAAGACCTGAAGAAGCACATGGTTGACCTTGGAATGCATCCCTACGGCAACGAGATCCTCTACAATGGGCAGACTGGGGAGATGATGCAAGCCGAGATCTTTATGGGACCGACCTTCTACCAGCGTCTCAAGCACATGGTGATTGACAAGAAGCATTCGCGTGCTCGTGGACCGATTGTGTCGCTGACACGGCAGCCTTGCGAAGGTAGGTCGCGAGATGGTGGTCTTCGTGTTGGAGAGATGGAACGTGACTGTATGATTTCACACGGTGTCTCGGTGTTTACCAAGGAGCGTCTGATGGATGTGTCCGACCCGTTCAGCACGGGTATCTGTAAGTCATGTGGCACACTTGCTGTTGTCAATCCGGTTGAGGGGATCTACTCGTGCGGTGCATGTGGTAATAAGACCGACTTCGTGATGAAGACGATTCCGTATGCGATGAAGCTGTGGATGCAGGAGCTGGAAGCCATGCATATCACTCCAAGGATGATATTGGAATAGGGTCGAGACTAGAAAGGTTCTCCGTTGAAGAAGACTTAGAAAGTTTGCCGAAGTTGCTTCGCTTCCGGCAGTTGTAGGCGAGCCACCCAGCAGTGGCAACAATACCAATAATAGCGATAATAGCCATGGGCTCCATTTTTAAATTCCCGCGTTCATCCTGAAAGTTTCTCTCAACCAATAAACAAAATGGCCGATTCTGCTTCTACCACTCCTGCTGGAAACTCTGTTGCACCTGCGATTGGCGGACGTCGCAAGACCCGCCGTGGCCCGTCCGCGAAGGCCCTCAAGCGCGTCCTGAAGTCGCACGGCCTCAAGTCTTCTGGCAAGAAGGCGACTCTCCGCGCCCGCGCGAAGAAGGCCCACCTCCTCTCCAAGGCTTAAATCTCTGCTCTAAGTAATGCCGAGGAACACAAACCGAAACAAACCCCTTGTTACTCAGTTTCGCGAACGTCATCATGCGACACAACGCGAGATGGTTCAAATCGCTCTTCTTGCTAGGAATTACGCGAAAGATGATGGCAGAAGCGAATCGTCTTTTGACGACATGGATAGAGCGTGGGACGAGTTAAAGAGAAGGAAGAATCCTAATAGGCCTAACCGTGGTCGCACTCGGCGTACCCGTGGTGGCGATGAGGTGAACGACGAGAATATTACTGCTGTTCTTTCCGATGCAAAGAAGAATCTGCGTCCTGCTCCTGCTCCCAAGCCACGAGATGTATTTGGCAGGGTCGTTCGCGGACAAGCACGTAAGACGCGTCGCAACCGCAAGTAAAAAGATAACCTAATCCAACAATGAAAATCATTGAAGCATTCCCGTTTTTCAATGAACTCAATATGCTCACATATCGGCTCAATGTCTTGAATGATGTTGTAGACCTATTTGTGATCGTAGAAGGAACGCTTACTCATTCTGGTAAAGAGAAGCCACTTTACTACAAGGAAAATGAGCACTTATTTGAAAAGTACAAGCACAAGATTGTTCATTATGTCGATACCACCATGCCGTTTCCAGATGCTAACTCCGATGCCAACAAAGTATGGCAGAATGAGTTTCACCAGAGAAATGTGATCATGTATCCTCTTCAAGATCTTAATTTAGCAGACGATGATGTTGTTGCAGTGACTGACTTGGATGAGATTGTAAACCCAGACTTATATCGAGAAATCCGCAATGGTAACGTAAAAATTGATAGGACGTACCATCTTCACCAGCACGTATATTACTATAACTTGAATGCAAGACATACCGTTGATTGGAATAGGGCTTTTATCTCGAATAAACGGGTTCTAGACATTGATCGATGCGCATGGTGGACTCTTTCTGGAATACGTCACGAGCTTCAGTACTTTCCTATCATTTGGTATGCTGGATGGCATCTAAGCTTTTTTGGAGATATTGAATTTGTTCGAAATAAGCTTCAAGTGTATGCTCATCAGGAACATAACACTGCTGAAAATACAGATCCCGATGTTATTTCACATAGAATGGAAACCCTGAAAGAACCATTCGTTAGAGGTCAAGAACATGCGAACTTTGGACTTCGTCACCTAGATATAAAGGACAACAACTACCTGCCTCCAATGTACGAAACTTACTTACAAGGATTCTACACCGCGTCCAGTACATTGTAAAAAGATACCCCAACCCAATAATGAAAATCGTAGATGCCTTCATCTTCTATAACGAGATCAATATGCTCACATATCGGCTCAATGTCCTTAACGACGTTGTCGACCTATTTGTGATCGTAGAAGCAAACCAAACTTTTACTGGTAAACCTAAGCCACTTTTCTTTAAGGAGAACGCTCATCTGTATGAGAAGTTTGCTCACAAGATTGTTCATCATGTTGTAGACTTGCCGTTTGCTAATCCAAATCCAGAGACGAAGGAACAGTGGGAGAATGAGTGGCATCAGCGGAATTCAATTCAGGATGCGATTGCACCACTTGACTTGGAACCCAACGACATTCTTTGTGTCTCTGACTTGGACGAAATCACAGACCCAAGACTTTTAGCAGAGATTCGCTCGGGCAGTTTACCGATTCGCCGGACCTACAAGATGAATCAAGAGACATACTACTACAACCTGAACACCAAGCATACCGTTGATATCTTTGCTGCGTTTTTGACTACGGTGTGGATGTATCATCAGGACAGGGCTATACTTGGATTAACAACCTCTGGACTTCGAAACGAGTTTAGCAGAAATCCTACGATCTGGAAGGCTGGATGGCATCTTAGTTTCTTTGGAGACGTTGCGTTTGTCCAAAACAAGCTAAGAATGTATTCGCATCAAGAACATTTGAACGATGTTGACTCTGTTGAGGAACGAATGAAGAAGTGCCAGGAGCCATTTGTTAGACCAGAATGCGATTCACACTTCAAGTTGTACAGGGTTGAGACTATTGATAACAAAAACTTACCTCCGCAGTACAAGAAGTACTTGCGCGCATTTTACGAATAGTTGCGCGGAGGAGGGGGGAGAATAATTTTTCTCGCTTAGTATCATACAAACGATATGGGTGGCGGTCTTCTTCAGCTCGTCAGTTATGGTGCGCAGGACATCTACATCTCGGGCAACCCCCAGATCACGTTCTGGAAGGTCCTGTACAAGCGTCACACGAACTTCGCGATGGAGTCCATCGAGGTGACGTTCAACGGCCAGGCCGACTTCAACAAGCGTGTGACGGCGATCATCAACCGTAACGCCGACCTGATGTACCGCACGTACGTCCAGGTGGTTCTCCCGGCGGTTGACCTCGTCTCCGTGACGGCCGTTCGCCGTTTCCGCTGGCTCAACTTCATCGGCCACCGCCTCATCAAGACGGTTGAGCTCGAGATTGGCGGCCAGCGCATCGACCGCCAGTATGGCGACTGGATGCAGATCTGGACCCAGCTGTCGCAGGACGTGGGCACGGTTGCGGCGCTCAACGACATGATCGGCAACACGCACGACCTCGTGCTGATGAAGGACACCAAGGGCTATGCGCTGGATGCCTCGTGCGCCGGCTCTGAGCTGACGAACACGTGCGCCCCCCGTGCCGGCACGCCTGCTCGCACGCTCTACATCCCGCTCCAGTTCTGGTTCTGCCGCAATCCTGGCCTGGCGATCCCGCTGATCGCGCTCCAGTACCACGAGGTGCGCATCAACGTCGAGTTCGAGCAGTGGCTCAACTGCACGTACTATGAGCTCGCGGCCTCCCAGACGGTGCCCAGCTCGATCCAGTCGCTCACGGCCGCGTCGCTGTACATCGACTACATCTACCTGGACACTGAGGAGCGTCGCCGCTTCGCCCAGCAGACGCACGAGTACCTCATCGAGCAGCTGCAGTTCACGGGCGCCGAGTCGATCACGTCCTCGTCGAACAAGATCCAGCTGAACTTCAACCACCCGGTGAAGGAGCTGGTGTGGGTCGTTCAGCGTGACTCGTACGTCGACTGCACGCCCGGCCTGGTCTCCATCGCGGAGGTCAACGGCATGCAGCCGTTCAACTACACGGACGACTTCACCACGGAGGGCATCGTCATGGACGTGCTCGCGCGTGGCTCGCTGGCGACTGGCGGTACGCAGTCGGCGGTTCCCACGACGTCGGGTGATGGACCCTCGGGCCCGTACCTGCCGGGTCTGGGCATTGCCGGACTGGGCCCGTCGCTCAGCGGCGCCTCGTGGCTCGACACCAACGCCGGCAACGACCAGGCGATCGTCTTCGAGGACACGACCAACTACCTGCTCGCGAAGGTCATCCTCGAGTCTGGAGTCAAGTGCGAGGGCAAGAACCCGGTGGAGGTTGCCAAGCTCCAGCTCAACGGCCAGGACCGCTTCACTGAGCGCGAGGGACGCTACTTCGACCGCGTTCAGCCGTACCAGCACCACACGCGTACGCCGCAGAAGGGCATCAACGTGTACTCCTTTGCGCTCAAGCCGGAGGAGCACCAGCCCAGCGGCACGTGCAACTTCTCGCGTATCGACAAGGCGACCCTGCAGCTCACGGTGTCCGTCAACACGGTGCGCGGTGGCCGCACGGCGCAGGTCCGCGTGTACGCCGTCAACTACAACGTGCTGCGCGTCATGAGCGGCATGGGTGGCCTCGCGTACTCCAACTAAGCGTAAGACGTTTAGTATAACTAGAATTCATAAATCACAACATAAATCACAAATGTCTTTGGAAACCCAACGAGATTTGTAACTGCGTATTTGAAACATCAAAACAAAGAGAAGTAAAACATTAATGGACGATATTAACGTTGTCTTATTGTGTGGCGGGAAGGGCACACGCCTCGAGGGGCTTGATATGCCAAAGCCAATGTTTACTGTTAATGGGAAATCTGTTTTATATCACGTTCTTTCAAATCTTCCAGACGAGGTAACCTCTGTAAAAATCTTATACAATGAAGCACTTGATAAGTTTCAGTTTAAGGGTCATACAGTCCACACATGCCATGGTCTTGCAAATATTGAGTTTATCAAAATAGGAATAGATACGCGCGGGCCAGTAGAGACTGCGTATTCAGGACTTCGTAAGATAGGTATTCCGTCTGACAAACCCATTCTATTCGTTGACAATGATGGTATCAATAAGTTTTCATTGACGGACATTGAAAGGAACTTCCTAGGTATAGGCACATTTCACACGGAAGACCGCACACAGCCTTCATCCTTTGTCACATTGTCTCCCGACGGTGATGTTACAGATATCAAGGAAAAGGTTGGAATTTCAAACACATATTGTACGGGTCTGTATTACTTCCCTTCTGTCAACGTGTTCTATGACCTTGCTACGAAGCTGTTTGAAGATAACCCAACCAAGAGTGAATACTTTATGAGTGATATGTATGCCAAGGCAATTCAATGTGAACGGCGAGTTCGCACTTTTACGTGTAGCGACTCTATATCACTTGGGACAAGAGCTGATATTGCAAAGAATATTCATAGGGTGAAGAAATATCCCATGCGCATCTGCTTTGACATAGACAACACAATCATTACCAACTCAATTGGTCTTGGTATTCAGACTGGCTACGAGCCTATTCCGAAGGTGATTGATATGATTCGTAAATTACATAACGAAGGAAATACTATCGTTCTCTCAACTGCAAGGAGTATGAAAACGTGTGATTCTAATGCTGGTCGTGCTGGAAAAAGAAGTATGTTAAACGTACTTACAAGATTAGAAGAGCTAAATGTTCCTTATGACGAAATATACTTTGGAAAGCCATGGGCTGATTTATATGTTGATGACCGAGCATGGAATCAATATACCAACCCCAACTTTCCGGAGTTTATGTTCAATTATAAATCAGAAGATGCTTCTGTTATACCAGTAAACTCTGCCAATAAGGAGAACACTCTTTCTTATAAGAATGGGGTTATGAAGAAGGAAGGACCACAATCTTCTCTCGAAGGCGAAATCTATTACTATAAGACAGTGCAAAATACCAAAATTGAGTCCTTCTTTCCGAAATACTATAAGACCGATGTCAGTGGTATCTATAGATATGTATATTCTATCGAAATGGAGATTATCGATGGTATAACTCCAAGCAAGATATTCAGAAACAATCTTATGACTCGTACTCTTCTGACCTCTATTTACAATAGATTATCCGAATTACATCAGACAGATTTTGATGATGGTTCTGTACTATCTTCAAAAGATGTATTTGACAATTACATAGTAAAACTTAACTCTCGTTTGAAAAGTTCACCAGAAGCATACGAGCTTCCACGTATCAATGAAGTAATGACTATACTTACCAATGTTATAACTGAATACACATCAAGTCAATCATTTAAAGTCAACGTTATACACGGAGATCCTTGGTTTGATAACATCATTATCGCAAAGAACGGCGATATTAAGTTCATTGATATGAGAGGTAAGGTTTCCTCCACATTTTCGATTAAAGGGGATATAATGACAGATTACGCCAAACTGTATCAGAGCATCCTAGGATTTGACTTTTATGTCAATAATGAAGCATATCACCCCGACTACGAAGCACAATGCCGCAAATGGTTTGCCGATGTTTTACCTATTTCAATTAATGACCCTGTTTTAGAGGCGGTAACTGCGTGTATTATACTTAGAACATTCTACTACTTCCCAGATAGGACACGCATTCCCAATATTTACAATAGCCTCGGAAAACTCAATCTGTTTTCATTTCTAACTTGTTGAGATGAGTTTAGTTACTCCTTCTATAATAGTTGTACTAGCAGACCATCCTACAAGAGCCTTTGTCTTTTCTGGGTTTCCCAGCGAAGTCTTTTCAACCTCCTGCCTCATACGATTCTTTGAGAATGTATTCATACCTTCCCACAGTTTTGTAGATTTTTCCCAAAGCAGAGAAGGGTCTCTATAAACAGGCTCAATATCAACGTTCATAGCAGTCTGAACTGCTTTCACTATATCCTTTACCGAAACCATAGTCCCGCTACATGCGTTAATTTCTGTATTAAGTGGAGGTTTGTTAATTACTATTTCTAGTAGCTGAAGTAGGTCGTCAATGTAGACATAGTCCCTCTGCTGGTTTCCATCAGAATGTAGAACCGGTTTTATACCGTTCCTAAAACAGTCTATCAAATATGGCACCAATGAAGGATTCTTTCTGAGGCTATCTTGATGAGGTCCATAAATATTGAAAAACCGAATCGTGGTATATGGTAATCCGTATACTTCGTGAAATGATGTTATGATTTCTTCACAGTGCTTCTTTACCAAAGAGTAAATCAAATTTGGTCTTATCTCTGTATCTTCTGGAGTTGGGAATATACTTGTATTCTCATACACAGCGCTTGTTGAAGAAAAGATAAGATGCTTTACTCCCTTGATTCTACAGACATCCAAAAGTTGGGCGGTTGTAGAGACATTATTTGTATATGCAAATGAAGGGTCTTCTTGATTTGTTGCTAACGAACTAATACAGGCAAGATGGATAACAATATCGCCTGTATGAATCAAATTTTCAAGGTCTTCACGATTCATAGAAGACTTGTGGAACGAAAACCTATCTGTTTCTCCAACCCAAGACAGATTGGACTTATAACCACAGTATAGACTATCAATTCCAACTACTTCATACCCCTTTTTACAGAGTGTTTTTGCTAATGATGAACCGATGAACCCTGCGCAACCTGTAATGATATATTTACTCATTATTTATTATAAATAGCATGATATACTTATATGGAGATAGCCACTCAAGGGAGTCCTTTAAAGGTCTTCCTTTCCCTCACGAATCTAGAACAGAAAACTCTGTAACTATGCATCGAATTGGAAGGGATAAAGTTATTGTCAATTGGAAACCGTGTAATGTCGTCGACACATGTATATTTGTATACGGGGAAGTTGATTGTAGGGCTCATATTGGTAAACAGATAGCACTTGGTAGAACAGAGGAAGAGGTTATAAATACGCTTACAACAGAATATATAGATACAATAAAAAGGGTTACCAATTGCAAGGTTATAGTTGTTTCTGTAATTCCACCTACAACAAGAAGAGAATACGAAGCAGAAGTGTTAATCGACCCAGGGTTTCCGTTTGAAAGTTCAGACGAAGACCGAGTTAGATACACCAAACTTGTAAACAACCGTCTTTGCGAGCTATGTCATCAGAACAACTTCATCTTCTTTACACCATATGCCGAATACACCCGCGAGGATGGGTGTTTAAGAAGGGAGTTATCTGATGGGAACGTGCATGTCGGTGATTCCAGATATGTTATTTCACAATTTAAGGAGATATCTCATAACTTATAAATGAAGATTGCTTACTGTATAACAGGCTTTGTTCGTGTTATACATAGTAAAGAAACCATTAAGGCTTTACTGCAGAAATCACTTCCTCCTAATTCGGAAATCGACCTATTTTGGTATTGCCCAAGGCAAAATGACCCAGATGATATATCTACCTTTGTCAACGAGGAGAAGTTGATTGATTCATTCAAAGATGTTGGTATTCAGACTGTAACCATTAATTGGTTTGACTATGACCCAAAGATATTTCGTCTCGACTTTGACCGCTTTTCGTTTAACCCCGAGGAGTTAGCTGGTAACAGGTCTGTATTCAGAACAATGTCACAGATATATAACATTTCAAAGACGATTCAACTTGTTCATGACTCTGGCAAATTCTATGATGCGGTTTGTGTAACTAGGAATGATTACATGACTTATATATCTACGTTTGGAATACCAGATACTATTAAGCAAGGTGTCTATGTGTTTAGAACTTGTCCATACAGAACTACTGTGCAACAGGTTGGATTTGGAGGAAATCATCTGGACTCAGAAGATCGTGCCTTTTATGGGAGTCATAATGAAATGATGGAAATCCGCAACTATTATCAGAAACTTCCACTTGTTTATACATCACCCAAGCTATATCCAGAAATCATTCATACTCTTTTTTTCAGGAGTTATTTATCCGATGAATGTATCTACTATCAGGAAGGTATGAACATCGCTATGATGCCAATAGGAGTCAGAACACCTACAACTCTACATTTTAACAATAAAGAAGAGTCTGAATTCATAATGCAACGTTTGGTACCGTAAAGATAAACACTGGAATCAATTCAAATGATACCAATCGACTCTCCTCACAACGAAGCATTTGGCCACTGGGTATTCGAATCGACCATCCTTATACCGTCGATAGAAAAGGGTAACAAGATAGTTCTGACTACCCGTAAGAAGTATAAGAAGCTTTTTTGTGACTATTTTGGATTCGACGAATCACAGGTTGAATATGACTCTACCAAACTTGCCAAGTCTTCATTTAGTATGATGGATAATCCAGTCCCCGAAGAATATCCGCCCTTGTTAGAACGGTTATTTTCTCACTTTTCTTCGTCTGTTAAGCCCGACGTAGACTTTGTTGTGTTGCCGAGACAGAAGAAGGACAATTATTCTAAAAATGACAGGGATTGCCCTATTGCTCCATTTTTAGATGTATTTAGAACATCTGGTCGTACATACAGAATAGTGAATACAGACGAGATAGATTCTTTGCAAACTCAAATCGACTTGGTCAACTCTGGCAAGAACGTTGTTGTTGTAGATGGTTCTGCATCTCAAGTTAACGGTATGTTTTGCTCTGGAAAAAATATATATGTAGTTAGCTGTAATCTACTTGAGAACCAAACAAAACAGTATCCAATGTTACAACTTGTACAAGACCAAATTAGGAAGAAGAATACAATTACATTTATCGATGGAAACCAGTTAAAAGATGTTATCTGTCTAGGTGATAAACTATGAATGTCTTCTTGTTGTTTATGAAGTAGTCTTTTGCTGTTAGGAATGATTTATTGACAACCCAACCAAAGCCAACGCCAAGCTTAGAAAGCTCATCTATCATTGTCTCTGTATAAACAATATTGGGGTGTTCTAACGACCAACGCATGTTAGTGACACACGTGGTATCTATCAGCTTGAAATCGTCTGTAAGCATTAAGAAGTATAAGTATACTATGTGGTTAAACGCATGCCACGATACTGCTTGTTCATCGATTCTTGCAAAAAACTTATCTAGGTCGGCCCTCCTGAAAACAGGTATATCGCTCCACCAGATAAATTGAGTAAAGTCTTTTGTCATCAAACCCAACCTTTCCCTGTCGGAAGCGTTGAAGACCTCAGCGCTTTTTCTCAAAACTTCCTGACAAAGCGTACTACCATGAGAGTTGTCTGATGTATCTCCAGAATATACGTTCTTATTTGCAAAGATAGATGTTATCTTATCAGTTACGTTTTCGTTCGTAAGATTCTGTGGGATAATATCGATTTCACTATCGCAAACAATAAAGTAATCGTAGCTTGAGTTCATCAACTGCTTCAGCGCATAATACGTCTTAAATATAACAATAGGTGATTGCTTTTCAGTCCATTCTGGCATATTGGACACAATGATTGGTTTTATAGATGTCTTGAAGTTGAACGACTCAAAGTCTTCTTTATGTGAAAAAACTAAGAACAAATCAATCTGAATGTTAGACCTTTCTAGCTTCCAAATCAAATTGTACAAGTAATGGTAGTGTGGTGGATGTATTGGTATAATAAATGCTGTATTTGTTATCTGCATTATTCTAGGAGAAGTTCTTATTTTGAAGCAGAATATCGCCCCCAAAGTCATGAACAACATCCCAGTCGGGACCAAATAACTCAAGAAGCTGTTCGCGATTCAACTGACCCTCATACAAATCCGTCGCGTACTCTGTGTATACATACCGAGTACGAGAAAGGGTATTCTTGGCTCCGGAAAACACGATATCCTCTGCACCCTGAACATCAACCCAGATAAAGTCAATTGTGCTATTCTTGATGCTCTCCACGTCATCTAGTCGCACGCACTTTACAACCGCCCTGTTTGGAAATGTAACCCACTTGTGAGCTACGAGGTGACCAGTAGGACGTTTGAGAGACGAAGATGAAGACCAGTCATTCTCATTGTGGTCTTTATCAATGTATACCGGAACCCTCCCGGAAGACATGAAAAACTCTCGCTCCTCGTTGGCATTTGAAAGTGCAACTGGATGAAACTCACAGATCTTATCAATTCCTCTGTCACAGATGAACTTGATGTTGCGAGGATCAGGTTCAAACCCTACGATGTGAGCGTTCGGATGCATAAGACGAAACTTCTGCGTGTCTTCGCCAAAATGCATACCAATCTCGATGAACGTAGTGACATTGAGATCCTTGATGAACTTGTAGATGTCCATTTATTGTTTACCTTTGTAGCCATCTAAATCAAACTTTACACCGAATCACACCTGGGAAGTAGTAGCCCTCTATGTAGATCGTAGGATCATTGAACCACTTATCTGGCATCACAATTGTCCTGTTTGGGTTTAGAAAAGAACCCCACCAGGAGAAGCTAGAGTTCGCACAGATTCCACCACGAGAACACTTTGCCATCAGTGCCAGAGATGCCACTTCATCAGTAGTCATCAGGCTATGCGGTACATCACGCAGAAACTGCATCGTCTTTGCGTACTCGATATCGTTTGTGAACACGTAGAAGTGGGTCTCGTTTGGAAAGAGCTTGATTGCTCTCTGGTAATAGTCCCGTAGCTTCACATCATGAAGGAAATGATTGACATAGTCACCACCGCGTATATGCAAGAACGCTGTATCGGTGAAAGGCTTGTCTGGTAACCTGATCTTTTCGATGAAAGACGGCGTGATGTACTTCCAGTTCTGAAAGTATCCATTCAAACATACATTCTGCTTTTCATCAAACACGCCGTTCCAGTTCTTTATTCTGTAGGATTCTTCGTGTGCATTATGATGAGGATGCGGGAGAAGAGGGAGACTTGAAAACTCTGAGAGAACATTGGTGAAGTAGTTTTGCGTTGAGTGTTTTGTTTCGGGACTTGTATAGTCCATGACACAAACTACCCGGTTCGTTTGATTTGCTATCGTATAAGAGGCCGCCAGTTGAAAGAGCTGATTCCCCAACCCTCCGTTAAGTGCAACCGATAACATTGTTTAGCTTGACTAGTTTTTATACTCCATAATTGACGTGAGTTTTCTCCAAGTCGCTGTAACTTGGTCGCTGAAGACCGATCCTCTTCAAACTATACAGCCAGTTCGCAGATGGCTGAAGTCTCTTCCAGTATTGGTCATTTATGTATACATCGAATCCAGCTCGACTGAGATTATTACCAAAAAGTACAACGGCCTCTTGGAGATTCGCAATGAGCTTATCGTAGAATCGATTGTGAACTATGTATCCGCTCGCCGATTGAACCTCAATGACCTTACCAAATGTATCATTGTATTGCTGAGCCTTGAAGAGATTATAGCTTAGCATGAGTACATCAAAGTTGTCCGGTACCTTTGACAATACCTCCTCAAACTCATCCTTTGAGACTAGAAACTGAAAGTCATCCTCAAAGATAGTGGCAGTAGGATACCCACGTTCACGAGCGAGCTTCAATACCGCAAGATGAGACTGAAGACATCCGAACCCTGCAAACCAATGCTCAATTGCAGGGAACCTTTCAATTGAGATACCCATCTTCCTACACTCTGCTTCAATTTCTTCCCGCCGATCAGTTCTACGGTTGAGATTTATATAGAACCCCTGTATCCTCATGATTCTCACCAAGACGTTTTACATCTATCTTGGACGAAGACGTCTGCACTGGAACGGGAATGCATCGAGCGAAGACCAGTTTGTAACATGCATGTGCGCCTGTCTCCCGTTCGTGTCGTATAGATTGGTCTCGTCTGGGTAGATATGCGTATTTATATCATACTTAGCCAAACATAGATTGAAGAGTCCGTTGTCGTAATCGTTGCCGAGGAAATCCTTATGATTAGGGGAGACTGACTGACTTGCATCAATGTAATGGTAATTCTCACATAATGCTAGCCAATCGGTAACAAGGTCGATCGTTGTTTGCGTCTTCTTAAGAATCATGAGCCCGCCGTAACAGTATCTGTACTTTTTCTTATAGAAGTCCGGAAAGAAGCCTTCAACCGCATCCGTCTTTACCCACTGCTGTGCGGAATAGAAGTCATTTGCAGAAAACGTCAAAATATGAGAGTTGGGATCATTCAATAGTTTTAGATAGTCGTAGTATCGAGACATTCCCCTTTCGTTCACATGAATTCCAGCATCACAATACACGATAAAGTCACCGTCCCTCACAGCCAACAACTTATCAAGGATAACCTTTGGTTTCCAGATCCAAAACCCATAGCCACGAGGGTATTCTTCTATAAAGTCCTTGTGCTTCTCGATAAACTCGGGTATATCAAGCTCTGTTACAGCAGTAACTGTATCAAATATAAAAGGCTGTATCTCGAAAAGTATACGAGTTGGCTTCATGTAGGAAGTATTTGCAAATGTAAGGAAATGAATACTAGTGTCATCTGACAAGCCTGTTTTTAGTTTACGTATGTGCTTTTTCACGCCATTAACAGTTGAAGAAAGAAGCTTACTCATTGTAACTTTACGATAGGTACATAGTAAATGGAATCAAAGTCCATCTGTATCGTCGGTGCATGCCGAGACAGCGAGACATATTTGCCAGCTGTTCTAGCCAACCTTGAAACAATAGAGACTTGGTGGCGAGAGTGCAAGATTGTGATCTTTGAGAATGACTCTGTTGACAACACGAATGCAATCATTCGAGAGTGGACTACGAAAGGTGGTCACCGAACACTCATAACAGAATACAATCTCAAAACAAGAATCCCCAACAGAGTTGGCAGGCTGGCTTATATTCGCAATCGTCTACTTGAATACATTCCAAACTCGTTTGACTACTTTATGGTTCTTGACTTGGACGATGTCTTTACTCATCCTGTTTCGAAGGAGTCATTCGACTCGTGTTTTGCATTGGAGAACTGGGAAGTTATGACAGCAACTGGGTATACAAACTACTATGACATCTGGCCTTTGCGTGTTCCGGGATTAATTGAGTTTGATTGCTGGAAGCGATACTACGAGCTCTGGCGCTCGGGTAGATACGATCAGAAAGGAGCAACGTATGAAGCCATCGAAAAGTACAAGGACATTATGCTTACAATCAAAGAGCCAACTGTCGTCAACTCGGCCTTCAATATTGCAATGCTAGCCAAAGTCTCTGTGCTACGCAGATGCTGCAAGTATTCCGCGAATATTGGTATGGATGAGGTCTGTGAGCATGTCCCTTTTCAAAACTGCCTGCGTTCACATGGAGCCAGAATCGTCTTCAATCCAAATTTTCGTTTGTAGATACAAATGAAGGCTGTTGGATCTCGCGCTCAGGTGATGCATGGAACGGCCGACCACACGACTGGTGGACTGAAGAAGGGTGACCTCAAGATGAACAAGTGGGGACGCATTGTGTCGCGTAAGAAGTCTGCTCGCATGTCCCACGGAAAAACTCGCCGCAACAAGTAATGGGCGGTGGTCTGTTCGGAACACCGTTGTATCTCAATGAAAAGTGTATCATTTTTGCGGCTTTTATCCTGCTCGTCTACTTCGCCCCGCACGCGAAGGCCTGGCAACATGAGGTTGTGGCTGGGTTCGTGCTTGCGATGGCTGCCTACGTGTTCATGGCGTGGTACGACTACATCTACGACTGTAACGACAAACTCGGACCTACTCTACTCGGGGCTTTTGTGGGATGGATGAAGCCCTATGGTGGTGTCCCCCCGGGAACTACACCCCTTCCAATCAAATACAAGAAGATCGTAGGAGCTTTTGATTTCGTCATTCTCATCATTCTGCTATGTTTGCTCGCAATTCCTTATCTCCAGAAGAAGTAATGACAATTCCAAAGGACTTTGTGGACACAGCAATCAAGTCGGTTGCTTGGAAGGTAGGCAGGTTTGATATGCTTCCAATTGTGTTCGGTATCGTGATGGCACTGATTGACATCAGTATGATGGGTACACTGAAACTAGTGGATCAAGGAAAGGTAGCGTATGCACTCGGATTCCCGATTGCTACTCTTTTGTATGCGTTTGAACCGTACGTCTTTCTGAAAGCGATGACCCATTCCAACATGGTTGTGACAAACTTGATTTGGAATCTAGCCTCGAACATTCTGGTGACTCTTGCTGGAGTGTTCTTCTTTGGTGAGAGCATCAAGGGTCTCAAGTGGCTAGCCATTGGATTGAGTCTATTTTCTCTGGCAATTTTTGCTTATACGGACTGAGGCCTGCGTAGAAGAACTTAGACGCCGAGCCTAGTGGATAGACAAATGGACGACATTGTGGTAGCCAAGACCGTTCAAATTTCGGCGATTCGCACTCTCGCCGAGGGTCTCAAGTCCATGCTGGTGGAGATGAGCCTTGTCTTTGATAAGGACGGCATTCGCATGATTGCCATGGACAACACCCGCACTGTTCTGACTCACATGAGGCTGTATGCTTCCAAGTTTGAGCACTATGAGTACAATCACTCTGCTCCTAAGCTTGACGTTGGTCTCAACACCGATCACTTTTACCGCATTGTGAAGACGGTGACGAATGAGGACACGATTACTCTGTCTGTTTCTCGTGCTGAGTCCAATCACCTGACGATCACATTGGAGAACGGAGAGAAGAAGCGTCGTACTCGCTACCGCCTGAATCTGCTTGACCGAGATGACTCGGACATCAAGATGCCAGAGACGGAGTTCTCGGCTCGTATCACGATGCCCTCGTTGGATTTCCAGAAGATCTGTCGCGACATGACTCTGCTGTCTGCAAAGACGGTGGATATCAAGAATGTTGGAAACACTCTTACGTTCACGTGCAAGGGTCCATTTGCCAACCAGACAGTGACGATGGGTGACACCGCATCTGAGATGTCGATTTCGAAGAAGGAGACAGAGGAGATTGTGAGTGGGACGTTTTCGCTTCCTCACCTTGTCCTGTTTACGAAGTGCTCGAACCTCTCCAACAATCTGGAGGTTCACATGAAGAACGACTGGTTCATCATGATTCGGTATGTGATTGCGAACCTGGGTGACATCAAGCTCTGCCTAATGCCTGTTTCCGCTTAAGGCGTTGACTTGACAAGAAACCAATGAGTAACGAAGCAAAAAACCTCGCTCTTGTTCTTTCAATTACCACGTTTAACGCCTACATCATGTATTGTATTTATTTTTGGTTTGCAGAGTGTCACTGCTTGTGATTACTTCGGCCTCGTGTTGTGAGCCTTGTAGACAATATCGTCTGCTAGCTTCATCTTGAGACTCGGGTTAAACAGCTTGCGGTCAGACACATTGGTTGTCGTGTTCCAGACCTTGACAATGTGAAACTGCCCCTTCGGTGAGAC